GGCATTACTGCTTCACACTCCTTTGTACCTTTAATTTAAGTAATGAATATTATTATTTATAATATTATCACTTATAGGTAAATAATTGATAATTGTTGTGAATTTTCTTGAATTACAACTTCTACATAGAGGTTGGATATTTTCTATATAATCAGAACCACCCTTATCTAAGGAAATTATATGGTCTTCGGTTAGTGTAATTTCAGGTTCATATCTTTTACAACATAAACACATATAGTTATATTTCTTTTTTAGAGCTTCCCATTCCTCAAGGGTATGACTTCCTAAGGCTCCTTTCTTTTTTGCTTTATATCTCTGATTAGTAAATCGCTTTTTTTCGGTAGGCCCATCAGGGTATCTTTCTTCATAAGATTGATATTTATATTGTCTTTCGTATTCCCCTTTACTTCTATATCGTTTGTTTCGTTTCTCAGTCTTAATAATGTGCCCTTCCCATCTTTTTTTAGCCCCTAATTTAGCTGCTTTTTTTGTTGCCTCTTTTCCTTCAGGGGTAGCTCTCCATTCTTTTATTTTCTCTTTGGTTTCTTTTGAAAGTTTATGACCTTTTTTAAATTCAGTTTTTGAAGAGTAATGTTTACCCTTTCGGGTTTCACTCATCTTTTCTTTGGATTTTTTAGAGTGGTGTTTCCCTAACCAATGAAGTGGTTTTTTATTGATTATCTTTTTTTGATTTTCATTCATTTTCTAACTCCTTACTAAAACTACACATAATTATAACATAAAATTGTTTAAAAATCAATTATCAATCCTCATCGTGAGATGATTCATCTTCTTCTGGGTTTTGATCTCCTGGCTTCCGTTCAGGTTTCCCTCGTGGTGCGTCAGGCGAAGAAGTTTCTGTTTCTCTTCCAATAGCCTTTTCAACTTCAATTAATGAATCATTCTTTGTGCTAACTAAGTAATATTTATTAGCCCATTCTTCATCAATTGGTAGCAATCCCATAGATACTCTTGCTTCATTAAATGAATATAACCCTTTATCTCGTGCTGCCATAAAGTCTCGGCGTGAGGCTTCTGATTCTTCTAAACCAGCAGTCTTAAAATCTAATCGCCAACCTTCAATTTTCATACTGTCTTGAACAATATCTTTAGTTATTTTCTGAGAGATTAATTTTCTTAGAGGAAAAGCATTAACAAGGTAAAAAGAACGCCTCATTTCACTCATAGTAGCTCTATTTGTTCCTTCAGGAAATCCAATCATAGGTAAGGGAACACCATATTGACCCGCAACAAGCCTTAAACCATATCTAAGGAGCTCTAAATAAGACATATCTTGTAGTGTCAAACCTAATGCTTCTGCTTTTGCACCCTTGAATGAAATTAGTGTTTTTCCAGCATTATGAGGCCCCATGTAGTTCTTTTCGAACCAAGCGGATACTGCGTCTGCGTCAGCTTCAGTAGAATCTTCAGGAAGAATTAATTGGATTGGAGGGCGACCACCATTTCTTAAAATATTAATATTATAAGTGATTGCTCTCATGAGCAATTGAAGTGTTGCTGTGTTATCTTCTAGAACAGCCCTACCATACAAATCAGCTTTTCTATGGGGTCGCTTACAATGGAGAATTTCATCTAAACTGTAAATAACTGCCTTGTTTTGTTCTGTTTTTCTTTTAAATCCTGTTTTTACCAAAACACCTTTCTTTTTTTGTTCTGCATCAACTAAGATTGTTATTTGGGTTGGGTCAAGATTATAAAGCTCGGCTACTTCCATCTGTTTCTTTTTCCAGTTTGCACTTCTCTTTGTTGGAACTTTCTCAAGATAGAAGTTTCCATAAGCTAAGTAATTCTCAACACAAACACCAAGAAGTGTTTCGATAGTATCATCAGGGTTAGGTCTATCAAAAAAATCAATCAATCGTTTTAAGTCTTTTTTAGTGCCTTTTTTACCTTCAACTGAGGATTTAATCACATATCCACCACCTAGAACAGCATCTCTGATCCTTGAGGCACATTGGATTGAACCAGGAGAATCGCTAAATAGGGTGCTTAATGTATTATAATTTTTGCCTGATTGATAAACATTAGCAAGAAATGTCTCCCCAAACCCCGCAGTAGAAATATATTTTCTTGATTTGGTAAATTTTCTATCTAAAGCCTTAGCAGTATCTAATGCCCATTCTTTTTTAGCTACTTTTAAGGCTTTCTTAACTGTTTGAGACACCTCTTTATTGTATTGTGTCTTTAGTTCTTGCTGTAGTTCTTTTTTGGCTTCAGTCTTAACTTTAGCAAGCTCTTTTTTAACATTCTCACTATTTAAAATGGGTTTTTCTAAGATTTTAGGGAGTTTCATAGCTTTCTAAGAAAATAATACACTTTTTGTTAGAAAAATGCAAATCTTAACCAACAATCTTGAATCCACGCCCTGGCACTCCTTGCCCACAATGGTAACATACCCCAGCGACTGCATCAGCGACATCTTTGCTTCCGCTTCTTGGATGGTCAATTTTTGTTGCCTTAACTTCTTCTAATTGTTGTAATTCTTCAACTAAAGGGCGATAGTAATAATAATCTAGTCTTTTATCTAAAAGGGCAGATTTAAGAGTATAATAAGCTTCTGATTTTCTATCTACAGAGAAAAAATCAGCATTAAATCCTGCTGATTTTAAAGTTTGAACACTATCAACCGACTGCCAACCATCAAAAGTTACTTTGCTAATATTATAACCAATATCCCTTAACTTATAAACCAACTTTCTAACATCTTCAAATTGTATTTCGTCTTTTGGTTTTGCCCTTATTTTTAACATAAAGTCAATAAAAATTCTAGGTCGTTTCTCAATCTTGCCTTGAGAACTCTTTGCCTCTATCCAACCATTGAATTTACCCATAGCAAAACCAGCACAATCACCTTTTCCTTCTTTGTTTAATCCTAAATCAATATGGATAAATCGCTTATCAGAGTCGAAATTTTCACTGCTTTTTAGGTTATAAAACCATTCAGAAAAATCACCAGTTTTAGGGCTGATAGGATGTTTTCTATTAGAGTTGGCGTTAGCAACGATAACATCGGGGTCATTGAAAAAGCCTTGAATTGCCATTGAAGGTTCTGCCCCATAATCTCGCATTGCTCTTTCAGGGTTCTGTTGAAATTCATTTTCATATTCAACAGGTATCATTAATTTTTTACCTTTATATTTAGGAATATAATTGCCTAAATCAAACTTCTTCCCACTAAACATATCTGCAGGCATTGCTTCCCAAAGAGGCGTTCTCCGTCTAAGCACATTAGGATTACTCTCTTCTTCTTTCCATTTCTTTTCAGCGAAATCATAAATATATCTAGGAGAAGTAATGATAAACATTTTACCCCTACTAAAAAATCGAGAACGAATACGCTTTTTAATCTGATTATAAGATTCTTCGGCATAGTCTTTATCTTTGGTTAAAGTATGAAATGAGGCTTCGTCAATAACTGCCCCAAAAATGTTATAACCGAGAGGAGCTTCTTCGTTTGAACCTATAGGGAGAATAAAGATATTCTTAGGCAATCTAATTTTTGATTTAATTCGAGGGTCAGGAGGATAAAAGTTTTGAAACCATTGGTTATTATCAATTCTGTTTTTAATTTCACCAAAAACAATGTCTTTGGCTTGGCTAAATGACTTGGAAACATTAACAAAAGCAATCCTAGTGCCCTTGGCAAATCTAAAGTATGATTGTGGGTTCTTTAGGCAAAGGAGGCGATAAATGATATAGGTTATTGCCATCGAGGAGACATAGGATTTCCCAGAACCAATGCCAGCAATATAAAGAACTTCTTCATACTTTCCAAGGTTCTCAAAATCCTTAAAGCCTCCACCAGTATCAAAGATTTTAATTAAGAGTTTTTTGTTGTAAGGTCTAGCTGCATCCTGTTTAGTAACAAAATTAGGATTTTCTAGAAACTCCTTCATTGTTACTGGCTTGTGCTGGTATTCTGGATGGCTGGCTAGAAACTCCAGTGTCGCTAATTCCTTCAGGTTGGCGTTGCTTAAGAACTTTTCGAATGGCGCTGATAATAATAGTTTTGTCATCTTTATTTAGTTTATAAATTTCGGCAGCAAATTTACTTATTCTTGCTTCTACTCCTAGATTAACATTTAATCCTTCAGGTGATTTTATACCTTCTATTTCTACTATTTTACCTAAAATTGTCAATGCTGTATTCATAAAACTGTTTCTAGTCGCCCCTGTTGCACTTAAATATTCACTAATTGCCCGATTATATAAAAATTGAAGCTTGTCTAATATTTCTGCTCTTTTTTCGTCAAAATCAACATCTTGTGAAAGGTCTTCTTGTCTAAGATAACTTATATCATTCTTAATGACTTCTTTACTAACAGAGATAGTAATTTTTCTTTGGCTTTTACCAGCTTTAATACCCTTTTTAAGAATCTCAACAATTTGTTGGGGTTCATATCCCATTCTCACTAATTCTCTCACTTTGCCTCTACGAAAAGCTATCATATGTATCTTATCAGGATCAGCATTTTGAGCCTGTAAGTCTAATTCTTGAACTGTTGGTAATGTGTTATCAAGATTTTTTCCTGTCATGTTTCGCTAGATATTCTAAACAGATAATTACTAAAGCATCAGCAATATTTTCTTTCTTTGTTACCTCAATGGCTTTTTCAATAATTCTATTTTGCTTGGTATTTAACATAATTTTAAATTCATGTTCTTCGGGTAAGCCTTTTTCAAGTTCGACACCCTCATCATCAAACGAATCAAAGTCATATTGAAGTAGGTTTTCTAATCCCTTAAATTGTTCAGATGTATAACCAAGTTTCTCTTCTAATTCTTCAATTGAGTAGGTTTTGTGAAGTATATGAATCACTTCAGCTAATCTCAGAGTATCAAACTCACCTCTTAATTTATTCATATTGATAGAAGAAATCATTGCTTCAGGAAGTTTTTTATCAAGCACTATAGCAGGAATCTCTTCATAACCAATATTTTTAGCGGCAAGATAACGATGTTCGCCATCAATAACTTCATATTTTATTTTCCCTTTTGGTTCAATATGACGAAGTAGAATAGGTTGAAGTATCCCTTCTTCTTTTATTTTCTCATTTAACTGTGCCATTAATTCGGGTTCCATGACATTAGGATTAAAAGAATTTTTTCTGATTTCATTAATAGGAACTGATTTAATTTCGTGTTTAAATTTTAATTTTACCATTTGACACCTCTTTTTTCCCAGACATGGGTTACAAAAGTTTCCATTTCTTTGAATACAAAAGCATTTTCTAAAGTGCGGTTTTTATGTGCCCTGCTTTTTATATCAAAAAATTTATAAACATCTATTTTCTTTATTCTATCAAAAATTCGCTTATCTTTATACCATGTGCTTTGTAGTTTAAATGTTTCTTTATCAAAACTATAAACTGCTCCTACTCGCCCTCCAAGTATCCAGTTAGTATTGTCAACTGAATAAAAAGGGTAACGTAGCATTAGTTCTAAGTCGCCGACTCCAAAACCATGAGTTTTAGACTTTAATCTAACAATGCGAAAACATTTATCGAGATGCTTAATTCTACGAAGCTTAGGAACTCCTACAAGCCCTCCTAAAGCAATGTAATCGTATTCCTTGGTCATTCGTTCTAATTCTTTATAAGAAGAACCTATATGAAAGGTTGCTAAGGGATGTAAACCTTTGCTTTCCAAATATCGTTGATTCTTTTTCGTTCCTTTCGCATCGCCAATGACATCTAAATTAGCATAAACTGCCAAATAAGGGCGATACTTTTTTACAAAAGTAGCATAATCATCAATATTAATTGGAATCTTTCTCGTCCAAGCAGAAAAAGCACCTGAATCTAGAAAAATACTTTTGCCTAATAAACCTCTTTTTTTATGCCATTGAATAAACTCACTCTTACCTGATTTGTTTCTAAAAGTTAAATAAGATTCAAGTAAGTTTTGTAAACCTGCTTTTTTGGCTTCATCTGAATAAGCACTATATCCAGCAAAATATAATTTCATTTTTTAATAAGACTCAGAAATTCTTCTCTTGCTTCAGCTTTTTTTCTAAATACACCAAAACAAGCAGAGGTTGTAGTAATACTATTAATTGATTTCGTTCCCCTCAATGAAACACAATCATGACTAGCTTTTAACACAACCATAACTCCTAGGGGTTTCAAGGTTTCCTTAATTGATTCTGCTACTTGACGGGTAATTCTTTCTTGATTTTGAAGCCTTTTAGAAAACATCCAAACAAGTTTAATTAATTTATCTAATCCTATGATTCTTTTTTTAGGAATATATCCTATCCAAGCCTTGCCTCTAAAAGGTAGTATGTGGTGTTCACAAGTGCTTGTAAAATCAGTGCTTACTATTATCAGTTCATCATATCGTTCTGCCTGAAAAGTTCTGTTAAGAATATCTTTTGGTTCATAATTATA